TAATGTTAATGAGGACTTGATTATGCCTGAGATTTACGGAAGCTGGGCAAGTAGACGTGAGAACATCACTGTTCTTGGGACGTTGACGGGCGTTGGATCAACTGCTGCGGTTGAGGTGTCAGGAAATAGCTTTGTGTTTGTTCACAATACGACCGGGGGCAACGTCACCATCGATGACGAAGGAAGCCTTGATGGTGTTTCATGGTTTTCACTTGACGAAGCAAAAACCCATAGCCAATCTGGAGTTGACGCGCATTTCTATTCGCCCAGGATTGTTCGTTACGTGAGATCTACTGTTACTGCAAATCAGAACGGCGCATCAGTGACGATCACGATGGCATGCGATTAGAGACATGGACCGCGACACCTTCAAAAACTGGGTCAAGGTGATGCAGGCTTTGGAGGTGGCGGGAAAGACTGACTGTTATATTTATTATCGAGCAAAATCAATTGTGAGCGGCGGCGCAGATCCTGGGCCGTTTGGCAAGCTTCCACAGCGAGGATTCAATGGCGACCAAGCGTGAACAAATCCTGGCAGCTATTGCTACCGCACTTGCTAGCACGGCGGGAGTGAGCGGTCGCGTTTATCGCAGTCGGGTAACTGCGGTACAGCGCGCTGAGTCACCAGCAATTGTGGTGGAGCCAATCAGCGACACGCCGACGCAGAACACGAGCTTGCCGACCTTGGACTGGCGGATGCGCGTCAGGGTGAGTGTGATTGTCAGGGGCGACGTGCCTGATCAGCTTGCTGATCCTGTGATCGAAAGCATGCACGCCAAGATGGTTGCTGATTTGACCCTTGGTGGCCTTGCGATTGACGTGCAGCCTGACGAGGTTTCGTTCAACCTTGTCGATGCCGATCAGCCTGCGGGTGTAATTTTCAATGATTATATCGTTCAATACAGAACGAGTGTTGCGAGTTTGACGACGTAGAGTCTGTTAAGTCTGCCGATCTAGCATGGCTTCGTACATCATTGATCCAGAGACAGGCTCTGCCGTCTTGGTGAGACGGACGCTGCCATTCGACCATCAAGAGGTAACTTCCAATGCCCCTTCTAACTCGCAAACGCCTGATCCTTCTGGAGACGGAATCGACATACGGAACGGATCCGACACCCGACGGCGCCGACGCAATTCTGGTGCGGGATTTGAACATCACCCCCCTGCAGAGTGATGTCGTAAGCCGCAACTTGATTCGCCCTTACCTGGGCGCATCTGAGCAATTGCTGGCAAATACTCGCGTTGAATGCACTTTCAGCGTTGAGCTTGCTGGTTCTGGTACTGCTGGCACCGCTCCTCGCTATGGCAAGGCTCTGCTTGCTTGCGGGCTAAAGGAGACAGTTGCTGCCTCGACAAGCGTCACCTATGCGCCGGACGACACCTTCCCGCCGGATAGCTGCACCATCTATTACAACATTGATGGCGTGCTGCACAAGGTGACTGGTGCTCGCGGCACTTTCAGTCTCAATATGGCTGTGGGTGAGATTCCTTCCATTGATTTCACCTTCACTGGTGTATACAACGCACCTACTGACACCGCCGCTCCTGCTGTCACTTACGCGAACCAGGCAACGCCTGTGATCGCAAAGCAGGGCAACACGACTGGCTTCGAGCTGCTGTCCTATAGCGGCTGCCTCCAGTCGGTGACCTTCGACATCGGCAACACGCTGGTGTATCGCGATTTGATCAACTGCACCAAGCAGGTGCTGCTGACCGATCGTGCTAGCACCGGTAGCGTCGTGATCGAAGCGCCGACCATTGCTCAGAAGGACTACTTCACTGCAGCTCTGAGCGACGGCACCCTGGGCAACCTGTTGTTCCAGCACGGTCAAACCGCTGGCAACATCTTTGATTTTGCCTCTACTCGAGTCGATATCGGTGATGTGAGCTACAGCGACCAGGACGGCATTCACATGCTGACCATCCCCTTCACCTGCGTTCCCTCGACCGCTGGCAACGACGAGTTCAGCTTCGTTTACACCTGATTAAAGTGTGATTGGAGAGTGAAGGCACGGGGGCCGCTAATGCGGCCCTTTTTTGTCGGGTGTATGCTGTTGCAGTATCGCGTTCATTACGCATGGCATTTGTCCGTAAAAAAGTTAAGGTCTTTTCTTGGCCAGTCAGCATCGAGGAGCCTAGCGACGGCGGCACTTTTGACACGGTGACCTTTGACGCGAAATTCAAGCGGGTTGGCCGCAAGGAGTTTCAGAAGCTTGGCGAGAAGGGTGAGCTTGACCTGCTGAAGGTAATCATGGTGGGCTGGGAAGGCATCCAAGATGAGGATGGCAAGGAAGTGCCGTTTTCGATTGAGGCGATGCGCGACCTGTCTGATGACCCTTATTGGATTCGTGGCGTGCTGAAGGCTTACACCGAAACTTTTGAAGGCGCGCGCCAGGGAAACTGAAGGAGGCTGCCGTCTACTGGGCTGGCGGCGGCAAACGTATAGAAGATAAAACCGGGGAGGACGCTGCTGCATTTGGCATTGTCCTCCCTGAGCAGCCGCGTGATGAAGCGGTTGATTTTGAGGTGTGGGATGAAAACTGGGATGTCGTGATGATGTTCCTGCGCATGCAGACGCAATGGAACACGACGATGGCTGGCTACCTCGGGTTGCGATATGAGGTGATGCTGTGTGCTGGCGGGATGTTTGACCTTTACAATGTGGAGAATCGCCGCAAGATGCTGGAGGATCTTCAGATAATGGAGGCTGCAGCGTTAAGCGAATTGGCCAAGGACAAGGATGTCTAAGCAGGTTGCTCCTCTTGATATCAAGGTTGGCATTCAGGGCCTTGAGGAGCTGACGCGACTAAAGAGCGCGTTTAAGGGGCTAACGGGCACAGTTGGCATTACGGAAGATGCAATCAATAAAGCTATTGATGGAATCAAAGAATATGTGCGCACTGCAAACAACAGTGAAGCTGTAATTAAAGGGCAGATTGATGCTTTTCAGAAATTAAAAAGTCAAGCTGATATTACGGGCACTACCTATAAGAAGCTTGATGCCGATATCAAGCGCCTTGAACAGGAGCTGAAAGGCGCGTCTGAAGGTTTGATTAGGCAGCGAGATGCGCTGGTTAAATCTGCAAGCTCAACCAAAAACAGTTCAGTTGAGGTGCAAAAGTACATTAATCAACTTAAACAATTACAAACGCAAACACGCGCTAGTTCTCAAGCTTTTAACGATATTGAGGCAGATATTGAATCGTTGACGTTCAAAATGCGTCAATTGCGCCAAGAAGAGCTTGCTGACTTTGGTAAAAATGCTGTAAATGCAACTAGGGGTGCAATTAGTGGATTGCAATCTGGCGTGCAGCAAAGCATCAGCTTGTTTAAGCGTCTTGGCGAGCAAAGCAAAACTGCGTTTGGTCAGGTTGCTCGAACCATAGAAGGCATTACTGCGATTGGCGTTGGCGGTGCTATTGCTGGCGGTGGAGCTGGTGCTCTTGGCGGGTTGTCTGGCTTGATTCAAGGAGCTGGCGCATCGCTTGGAGGGCTGAAATCGGGCCTTGGCGCAATTCCATTTGCGGGAGAAAAACTGCAAGCACTTGTCAGCCCAGAGGCAATTGCAAGGCTAAATGAGGCCGCGAGCAATGTTGCTGCATTGCAGGCAAAAGTTGCTGGACTTGACCAGGCAATGGATGCAGTAACAAATGCATTTACTGCATTTGGACCGACTGCAAGTGCCGGTGCAATTGCGGCCAGTGCTGGTATTGCAATTATTTATGACAGATTGCGGAATGCTGCCGAAGAAACCCGAGTTGAGCTTGAGAAATCATTTACTGGTATCGACGACGAAGTTCAAGATTTGATCCGTTCGCTGACGAAGCTGCGAGATCAGATTCAATCGTTATCAATGAGCAAAATTAACGAGCTTCTTGGCGCGGCTCGTCAAAGGTTTGCGGCTGCACCTGCTGGATCGCCATTGAGTCGTTCAATGGCGTCGCAAATTGCTGGATTAGAGGCAATCGGACGGGAAGAAGCAGGTCGACAGGCAGTTGTACTTGAAGAATATCGACAGCGTGTTCGAGGCACGTCTGAAGCGGCAGTTGATCTATCGCAGCGATTGTCTTTCTTGAAGGCACGACTGCAAGAAGTTGATACTTCAACCAGTGAAGGCAAAGCTGAATTTGCGCGCTTAAGCAGCGAGACTGTTCAGCTATCTGATCAGCTTCGCAAGCTGGGCGATAGCTATCGGCATGTCGGCACGATGGCAACCCAGGCTGCGACTGCACAAGAAAACGCGGCCAATGCAGCAATCCGAGCAAATTACTTCAATCGTGCGGCAATACGCGCGCAGGAGCAAGCACTTGCTGATCTTGGTCAGCGTGTACGAACTGGTGTAGCCGGTACACCATTGGCGTTGCCTGCGGCTGGTCAGACAGCGGCTGCCGGCACTGGGGCGGCGATTAGCGGTGGTGCCCGCAGATTGACCGGCCAGGTTGAAACGACATTTGACGTTTCTGGCCGAAGGATGGCCCGCACGATTGGAGAACGTGCTGGTTACTACAACCCACCAACTGCCGCTACCGGTGCGGCCGCAGCGGTAGGTCAATCTGCCGAAGCCGCTTCTCGCGCAAGCAAGGCATACAGGGATTTGCTGGTCGATCTTCGGAATGTGCTTCTTGCTTCAAATAACAGTATTTCGTCGCTTGAGCAGCAGCGTGCTGCATGGAATGCATTAAGAAGTGCTGTTGATCCAGCTTCCAAGCAATTTGCAAACGCAAGCAAACAGATTGAAGGGCTTGACGCGCGTTTAGGAAAGCTTCAATCGACACAGCAACGCAGGCGCCGAATGGGCGGCATGCAAATGGCGCAGGCTGCTGGTGCTGCAATTAGCGGTGGTATTTTCGGCGGCCCTGAAGGCTTCCTTGGTGGCGCCATCGGTGGTATTGCTGGCGGTGTAGGCGGTGCTTTCGCCGGTGCTGCTGCTGGCGCGCAAGTTGGAATGCTTCGCCAGCAACTCGGTGGATTTGCGGATTATGCAGCGCAAATTCAGAAGATGCAGATTGCGCTTGAGAATGCAGCAGGAAGCCAAGCGCAGTTCAATCAAGCAATGGCTGCTGCTGAATCTGCAACTCGAAACCTAAATGTTCCGCAAGATGTTGCCATTCAAGGCATGACTAGGTTGACCGCTGCCGTGAAAGGTGCGGGTGGCCAAGTTAGTGATGCTGAAATTGTTTTCAATAATGTCACGTCAGCCATCAAGGCAACCGGCGGATCGGCGCAAGACGTTGATGGCGCGATCACTGCAATGGTGCAGGTGTTCTCGAAAGGCAAGGTAAGCGCTGAAGAACTAAGCGGTCAGCTTGGTGAGCGCCTGCCTGGAGCTGTTACCAAGTTTGCCAAAGCGAATGAGATGAGCCTGCCTGAGCTGCAGAAAGCTTTGGAGCAGGGTGAGGTTGGATTGAACGAGCTGATGAAGTTCATTGTTCAGCTTGGGGACGAATATTCTGGTGTCGCAGGGAAAATTGCGGATTCTAGTCAGGATGCTGGCGCGCGCTTGACCGTGGCATTTAATGATATGAGGATTGCAATTGGCGAAACACTTCAGCCAGTTGGCGCGCAATTCCAGGAAGCTTTTTCTGATTTTATTGTAAATATTACGCCAAGTCTTGTTGCAGCGGCTAAGGCGATCGGGAATGGGATCAAGTTTATTATTGATAATGCATCGCAAATTGGTGCTGTTGTTGAATTTGCAGCAAAGCTTGCTGGCGTTACTCTTGCCTTGAAAGCCTTGCAGGCGATGCAGGGGCCAATTGGCACATTGTTCCTTGCTCTTCAGAGTGGATTTACTGCTACCACGGCACAGGCTGCTGCAGCTCAGACTCGAATTATTGCTTTCGGTACAGCAGTCAAAACTGTTGCTGCTTCGCTTGTTGCTCCAATTATTATCACAGTTGCAATTACTGGCGCTCAAGTTGTTATTGGCTGGCTTAATAAGGTAAAAGAAGCGCAGGATAGAGTTAAAAAAGCCGCAACCGCTACTAGGGGTGAATCCTGGATTCAGGAAATTGGTGGTTCGGCGACTGATTATGCAACCTTGAAAAATCAAGTTCAGGCTGCAGGCGATACCTATCAATATCTTGCAGATAAAATTAAAATTGCAAGGCAGGAAATGGCGACCACGCCATTCAAGCCGAGACGTGAGTTTCTTGCTCAGCAAATTGCGGCAGACGAAGCGCAAATGATTGTTGCGCAATCTCGCTATCGCGCTGGAATTGACGCTTTAGGGCGTCGTCAACCTAGCCGTCCTGCTGTGACAGAGTTTCCAGATCTTGCTGGCGAAGGAGGAAAAGGCAAGGCTGATAAAGCCGCCGAAAAAGCTGCCCGCGAAGCAGAAAAAGCAAGACAAGAAATGCTGCGCCAACTAAAAGCAGCACAAGATCTTAATTTTACAGAAAAGAACAAACTTGACCTGCTTAAGCAAGAAGAGCCTTTTGCAAAAGCGTTTACTGAGTTTGCAATTCGTCGTGCAGAAATTCAAAGAAAATACAACGATTTGCTCAACGCAAGCAGGAGCGCTGAAGAGCGCGCTCAGTTGGAGCAGGCTCGTAGCGCGGCATACAAGCAATCCAGCTTGACGCTGCAAAAAGAAATAAATCAACTAACCGAAAAAGCTGCCGCACCTATTGTTGAAACAGTTGATAAAATTAAAGAGCGAATTGCCTATGACCAAGAATACGCAAAGCTCCTCAAGCAAGGTGTCAATCCCGAGCTTGCGCAGCAACTTTTGGAAATCAAAAAATCATATGAAGAAAGCGTCAAGGCGCTTGAGCCTGCAGTAGAAGCTGCCAAGGCAGCAATTCTCAGGGCTGAGGCTGAAGGAGCCTCTGCAACTGAAATCAAGAAATACCGCGAAGAGCTTGAAAAAATTCAAAAACTTCCTGGACAGAAAAAAGAAGAAGGCGAAGAGGCTGCAAAAAGAAGCGCTGAAGAAAAAGAGCGTGATCGTCTTGCGCAAGAAAAAGCAGAGCGCTTAAAAAATCTATATTCAGACATTGTCGGCACACTTGAGGATGGCATTGTTGGCTCGCTGATGACGGGCATTGATGCCCTAATCACTGGCACAAAAACTCTTGGCGAAGCCTTGAAGGAGATCGCAAGCGGAATCCTTAAGGACATTGGCCAGACATTGCTGCGTTTTGCGGTAAACATGGGTATGCGAGCTGCATTCCCTGGCGCTTTCGCCGCAAAAGGCGCTTACTTCTCTGGTGGCCAGGCTGATTTCGCTCAGAACAGTATTAAGCCATTCGCAACTGGTGGTATCGTCACCCGCCCCACCTTCTTCAAATACGCCAAGGGTGGCGAGATGCAAAACGGCCTCATGGGCGAGGCTGGCCCTGAGGCGATCATGCCGCTTAAGCGTGGTGCTGATGGAAAGCTTGGTGTTGCAGCGAAGCTTGATGGTGCAATGGGCCGCTATCGCCGTTCACCTGGTTCTGCCGGTGGATCTGTTGGTGGTGGCGTGACTGCTGAGCTTGCTGCTGGTGATACTGCCCCGATGGCGCCAATTGACGTTCGCTACAGCGTGGAACGCATCAACAATGTGGACTACGTTACGGCTGATCAATTCCAAGCCGGCATGGCACAAGCTGCCCAACAAGGCGCCATTCAAGGTGAACGCCGCGCCATGCGAACCTTGACCAACAGCGCTGCTGCTCGCGGGAGGCTCGGAATCTGATGGAATTTAATTACGGCCACTTGTTCGAGTTAGGCCCTACCAATCAAACCCGCTTCAGCTTCCAAAATTTTCGCATCAACGAACAAATTACATACAACGATCGCAACTACCTATATCTACCTTTCGGATTTGGTGGTGCGGTTGCAACGCTCAAGGGCGACAACCTAGACGCCACCTTGCAATTCGGCAACACCGATATCACGCGCAACTGGACCGCCGAAGCAATCCAGGGTTTGTGGGTCGGCAAAGTGACCACAGTTTTGTGGTCAGAAGCCAGCATCGCCCGCGTTCTGTACAGCTATTGGGGTGTCTGCTCTGCCGGCGGCTGGGATGAAACCAGCATCCAAGTTTCGCTGAATAGCGTGCTGGATGCCGTTGATGCAAACGTACCAGCCCGCCGGTTGACGCGCCGCACAATCGGTAACATCCCCTTTACCAGCTCTGTACGTGTGTAAGCACCTGATTGGTCGCCCCTACACCTACGGCGAGAACGATTGCATCAACCTTGTCCTCGACGCCTTAGGCGAAATGGGCATGAATCCACCAGAGGTCAATACCGACTGGTACGCCATGACCCCACGGCAGGTCTTGCGAGAGCTGGAACGCTTCTGCAATCGCATTGACTGGCCGGCTTACGATGGTGACATCACGTTGTTGGCTGCCAGTCCGCTGGCATTTGGGGTTACATGGCAGAACGGTATCCTCTTCATAAACCCCTTGATCTCCGCAGTGGACTGGAAACCGGCGGACAAGCTTACGATCCGCCGCTCCTACCGTATGAAGTCGCGCTGATCGAAGCGCTGGGATGCAGCGAGGAAGAGTATAAAAAGTTTGTACGTTATGCAACGCAATATGTAGAAGTTCGCCCTGCTGAATACGAGCACATCCCGGAAGTTTACGCAGCAGCACCTTTGGTAGCTGCAGGATATTTAGCTGCCCAAACTGCAGCGAAGTCAGCAACAACAATTATTCTTACTAACCTTGCCATCGGCATTGCCTTAACCGCCGCCAGCATGTTGCTGGCACCAAAGCCGCCCGCCATTTCCGATAAGCGCGTCAAGCAGCGCGAGCTACGCAACCAGATTGGTCCCAGCCGCTTCAATCAGACCTCATCGTTCGACAACATCGCGTCTCTTGCCGAGTACGGGCAGGTCATTCCGATTCCTTTCGGTAAGCTCGATTTTGGCGCCGATGGTGTAGATACAGGCGGTTTAACTCTCACGCCCGCACTCGTCTGGAGCCGCGTCTACTCCTACGGAACCTACCGCGCATTTGAGGGCATCTACGTTGCCGGTCAGTACGGACTAGCGACGCCAAAAATTGCCGGTGTCCGCCTTGGCACTTTTGCACTTAACAACCTAAACCTCAACGAATACGCGCTGTTCTGGTCATCACAGGTTGGCAAAAACAATCCGTCTGCCGTCCGCGCTTTGATTGGCGGCACCCAAGGCGCACGCGACTCTGGCACATCCGGTCGCCCTTTTGTATTTACGGCCCCAAGCATCGAGCAGGACGTTGACGACTCGGCATCAATGGCGCACTCACCCCAGTCGCAAGTGCAGTTTGGTACTGCCACGCCCATCCATAACGGCACTGCATATCGCTACAACTGGGAAATCATCAGCGCCCCGCGCATCAGCTTCGAGGGCGAAAACGGCGACGAAACCAAGAAAGAGATTCGCGCTCGCCGCCGCAAAATTGCCGGCAGC